TCGGTTCCGCCGAGCACGAGGCGCCGGAACTCATCCAGGCCGCCGAGAGGCTCATGCAAGCGCTCACCGAGGCAATGATCACCCTGCACGGTGCCGAACATGCGCCGCTGCCGCCGGTTGCCCGCAAGTGGGCGATGGCGCGGCAGATGAGCGGCCAGATGGCCGACGCGATCACCGCTTTCTTAGGCCCGCGGGTCGACGCCCCTGCGAACGAGACCTCGCCATGACATCAGCGGCCGGGTCTTCGGGGGAATGCGACAGCCGCGAGGCGAATACCCCGACCGCAAGGCTCCAAGGCGGCGTCGGGGCCCGGCCGCACCCGATCAGCGACGGAAACGAGGAGCAATGACGTGAGAGAAGGAGCACATTCGATGAGCGATCAGGTCACCCTCGAGCAGCTACGCGCCTGGCCGCCCGGCAAGGTGGCATCGCTGCCGATCGAGGTTCTCAGCGCCCTCGCCGACAGCCTCGCCGAGATGAAAGCGTTCGTCGCCGACGCCGAAGCGCGGCTGAACGCCGGGCTTGATGTCCGGTTCGGCGAGCGGGCGCGGCAGCTGCGTGCCGCCGGCGGCAAGGACTCGGGACGGGTGCGGCTCGGCGAAGGCCTGTTCGTCATTGTCGCCGATGTCCCGAAACGCATCGACTGGGACCAGGACAGGCTGGCGGCGATCGTCGGCCGCATCCGTCAGGCCGGCGATGATCCCACCGAATACGTGCGCACCACTTTCGAGGTGAGCGAACGCGCCTACACCGCGTGGCCGCAGCACATCCGCCGGCTGTTCGAGCCGGCCCGCACCCTGAAGCTGGGCAAGCCGCGGTACGCGATCGAGCCGCGCCGGGAAATGGATGCCGCGTGATGGCCGCCCTTCCCATCATCTCGGCCGATGAGCGGCTTGCGGAAAGGCGCGGCATCAAAGGCTGCATCTTCGGCAAGAGCGGGATCGGCAAGACCAGCTTGCTCTGGACCCTGGCGCCCGAGACCACCTTGTTCATGGACCTCGAGGCCGGCGACCTCGCCATCGAAGGCTGGCCGGGCGACACCATCCGTCCGCGGACGTGGCCCGAGTGCCGGGACTTCGCGGTGTTCATCGGTGGCGCCAACCCGGCGCTGCGTGACGATCAGCCGTTCAGTTCGGCGCACTTCGACGCGGTGTGCGAACGCTTCGGCGAGCGGGCCGTTCTCGATCGTTATCAGACGATCTTCGTCGACTCGATCACCGTCGCCGGCCGGCTGTGCTTCCAATGGTGCAAGGGTCAGCCCGAGGCATTCTCGGAGAAGACCGGCCGTCCCGACGTGCGTGGCGCTTACGGCCTGCACGGCCGCGAGATGATCGGCTGGCTCACCCACCTGCAGCACACGCGGGCCAAAAACGTCTGGTTCGTCGGGATCCTCGACGAGAAGCTCGATGACTTCAACCGCCGCTTCTTCGCCCCGCAGATCGACGGCGCCAAGACCGGCAGCGAGCTTCCCGGCATCGTCGACGAGGTCATCACCATGGCCGAGATGCCGGCGGCAGACGGCAAGCCCTACCGGGCCTTCGTTTGCCAGACCCTCAATGACTGGGGATTCCCCGCCAAAGACCGCTCGGGCCGGCTCGACATGATCGAAGAGCCGCACCTGGGCCGGCTGATGGCGAAGATCCGCGGCCCCGTGAAGCCGGCGCACGAGAGGATGGAGTTTGGCCGCCCCGCCTCCCGTGACGCCGACACCCCTCAACCATCGCAAGCATGACGATAAAGGAGCTTTCCAACCATGACCGGTTCCTGGAACGACTTCAACGACGCCCGCAACACCTCGATCATGCCGAAGGGCGAGATCGTCAAGGTGCGCCTCACCATCCGCCCGGGCGGCTACGACGACCCGGCGCAGGGCTGGACGGGTGGCTATGCGACGCGTGGCGACAGCGGTGCGGTTTACCTCAACGCCGAGTTCACCGTCCTCGAAGGCCCGTATGCCCGGCGCAAGATCTTCACGCTGATCGGCCTCTACAGTCCGAAAGGGCCGGAGTGGGCGAACATGGGCCGGGCCCTGATCCGCGGCATACTCAACTCGGCGCGCGGCATTTCGGACAAGGACACTTCACCCGAGGCTCAGGCGGCCCGGCGCATCAGCGGGTTCAGAGATCTCGACGGCCTCGAGTTCCTCGCCCGCGTCGACGTCGGAGACGACGTCAACGGAGATCCGAAGAACGAGATCCGCAAGGCAATCACCCCCGACCACCGGGACTACGCCCGGTACATGGGCGGAGGCGTTGCAGCCGCGCCGGCGGCATCGGCTCCGGCCGGCGGACCAGTCGCAGCACCGGCGCAGCCGAAGTCCGGCATCCGCCCGACCTGGGCGCAGTGACCGGACCGCGCAGCCATGCTGCTCAGACCGCGACAGCGTCTGTTCGTCGAGCGCAGCGTTCGCGCGCTTCGGCAGAACTCGGATACCCTCGGCGTGGCTCCGACCGGGGCGGGAAAGACCATCATGTTGTCGGCAGTTGCCGGCGAGATGGTTGGCGTTGGTGCGGCCAAGGCCTGCGTCCTCGCCCATCGCGACGAGCTGACCGAGCAGAACCAAACCAAGTTCGGCCGCGTCAATCCGGCGATCGGCACCTCGGTGGTCGACGCGAAGGAGAAGTCGTGGGCAGGCCAGGTCACCTTCGCCATGGTGCCGACGCTGGCGCGGCCGGCCAACCTCGAGGCGATGCCAGCCCTCGATCTCCTGGTGATCGACGAGGCGCACCATGCCGCCGCCGACACCTACCGGCGGATCATCGACCGGGCCCGGGAGCGCAATCCCGATCTCAAGCTCTACGGTGTCACCGCCACGCCTAACCGCGGCGACCGCAAGGGCCTGCGCGCGGTGTTCTCCAACGTCGCCGATCAGATCCGCATCGGCGAACTGGTCGGCTCTGGCCACCTGGTGCCGCCGCGCACCTTCGTTATCGATATCGGCGTCCAGGACCAGCTGAGCAAGGTGCGGCGGACCGCCGACGACTTCGACATGGCCGAGGTCGACGCGATCATGAACCGCTCGCCGGTGACCGACGCGGTGATCCGTCACTGGCGGGAAAAGGCCGGCGACCGGCAGACGGTGGTGTTCTGCTCGACCGTGGACCACGCGACCAACGTCACCGCCGCCTTCAATGATGCCGGCATCACCGCGGCGCTGGTCACCGGTGAGATGCCGGAATCGGCGCGGCGTTCGGTGCTGGCGCGCTATGCCGCGGGCGGCTGCCAGGTCGTCGTCAACGTCGCGGTGCTGACCGAAGGGTGGGACCATCCGCCGACCAGCTGCGTCGTGCTGCTCAGGCCCAGCTCGTTCAAGTGCACGATGATTCAAATGGTCGGCCGCGGGCTTCGCACCATCGATCCGCAGGAGCATCCGGGCGTCGTCAAGACCGACTGCATCGTCCTCGACTTCGGCACGTCGTCCTTGCTGCACGGCTCGCTGGAGCAGGACGTCGATCTGACCGGCCGCGAAGCGGACGGCGAGGCGCCGACGAAGAGCTGTCCGGAGTGCGGCGCCATCGTCCCCCTCGGCGTTCCGGAGTGTCCGCTGTGCGGACACGCGTTCGCGGCGAGTGGTGGCGAGGGAGGAGAGATCGTTCAGCTCGGCGACTTCACCATGTCCGAGATCGACCTGCTGAAACGCTCCAGCTTCCAGTGGTGCGATCTGTTCGGCGATGACGCGGCGCTGGTCGCCAACGGCTTCAACGCCTGGGGCGGCGCGTTCTTCCTGAATGGCCGGTGGTACGCCGTCGGCGGCGGCAAAGGCCACGATCCGCGCCTGCTCGGCATCGGCGAGCGCACCATCTGCCTCGCTGCCGCCGACGACTGGTTGAACGAGAACGAGAGCGACGAAAGCGCGCACAAGACCAGGGGCTGGCTGAAGCAGCCGCCGACCGAGAAGCAGCTCGCCTATCTGCCGGCGGAATACCGGCAGGATTTTGGGCTCACCCGCTATCAGGCGTCGGCGCTGCTGACCTTCCGCTTCAATCGCAGCGCCATCCGCTCGCTGGTGTTCGCCGCCGAGCAGGCCGGACTCGGGAGGGCGGCGTGATCGCCCTTTGGATCGCCGCCGATGTCGCGGCGACGAGCCTTCTGGCATCCGCGCGGCGTGCTCTGCGCAGTGTGCAGATCCCCGGCCGCTGGCTTTGGCTGGTTCGACCCGGGACGGCGGAAGGTGTCGCCGCCGTCGCAGTGGTTCTGCTCGATCGGCTGCCAGGGCTACTGGTGGTGGCGGCAGAAGGGCTCGGCCGGCATGTTTGACCTGCAGCCCGAGGAGAAAGCCGCGCTGCGCGCGGCAATGAAACCGGTCGCCGAGATCATGGAGGAGATCGGCTGGGAGCGGCGCCTCTGCGATCTCGACGAAGCCCAGGTGCTGACCCTGATCGAGGTCGCCGTCGGCGGCTTCCAGGACGCGATGCAGGCGATGGCGAAGTCATCGGGAGAGGAGATCCCGTTTTGACGGACGCCGCCTGCGTGCTCGACTTCAACTCGCGGCCCAAGTTCGCGGACCTGGTCAACGGCCTGATCGATGCCGGGCTGGAGGCCGGCGATCGGCTGGCGCCGCCGCGCACCTACCTCGGCGGCTCGCGCCTCGGGCACGCTTGCGAGCGTGCGCTGCAGTTCGAATACGCGCACGCACCGAAGGACGAGGGCGGCGGTTTCGCCGGCCGGACGCTGCGCATCTTCGCCATCGGCCATGCGCTGGAGGATCTCGCCGCCGGCTGGCTGCGCGCCGCCGGCTTCGATCTCTACACCCGCAGGGGCAACCGGCCGGACGGCGGCCAGTTCGGCTTCTCCGTCGCCGGCGGACGCATCCGCGGCCACGTCGACGGCATCCTCGCCGATGGCCCGACGCTGCCGGGGGTGGGCTACCCCTGCTTATGGGAATGCAAGACGATGAACGCGCGCTCATGGAAGGAGACGGCGCAGAAGGGCGTTGTTGTATCGAAGCCGGTCTACGCCGCGCAGCTCGCCGTCTACCAGGCGTACATGGAAGGCAGCGTCGCCGGCATCTCCGCCAACCCGGCGCTGTTCACCGCCGTCAACAAGGACACAGCCGAACTCCACCATGAGCTGGTGCCGTTCGATGGCGGGCTGGCGCAGCGCATGAGCGACCGCGCGGTGCGCATCCTGCGGGCGACCGAAGCCGGCGAACTGCTGCCGCGGGTCGCTACCAATCCCGATTACCACGAATGCCGGATGTGCGCCTGGTCGCGGCGCTGTTGGAGCCTGCCGGCATGACCGACGACGGCGACAACATCATCCACTTCAACCCGTGGCGCGACTTCAACGACGCGGCGATCGACGACGATCCGTTCGATCTGGAGCCCGATCCGGCGCAGATCGGCGTCTTTCTCGATGTCGTCTTCGGCTACTGCGACGGCTGGATCCCGTTCCGCGGCTTCGTCGACAAGGGCCAGGGCTTCGCCGGCCGCCCGCACAACATCTGGGTGGAGGCCGACGCCAATGTCACGGAGAAGGCGGTCAACTTCGCCGGCTGGGCGGCACGCGAGGGCGCCGCATTCTACGTCGTCCCCGGGACGGTGCCTGAGTCCGGCCGTGCCAAGTCCGCCGACATCCGGCAGATGCCGACGCTGGTGGTCGACCTCGACGCCGGTGACATCGCCGCCAAGCTCGATCACCTGCTTGAGCATCTCGGCGAGCCGACGCTGATCGTCGAGAGCGGCGGTCGCACGCCGGAGGGGCTCGACAAGCTGCACGTCTGGTGGCGGCTGACCGAGCCGGCGGAAGGCGACGATATCGGCCTCGTCTGCCGGCTGCGCGGTGATATCGCCGTCAAGGTCGGCGGCGACACCCACTTCCGCTCGGCGCACCAGCCGATCCGGGTGGCGGGATCACTCTACCACAAGGGCGGCTGCAAGCGGCTGGTCGCCATCCGCCGGCACAACCCCGCCCTCGAGGTGGACTTAAGCGAGTTCGCGGAAGCCGTCGATGCAATGCCGCCGCTGCCGGGTGTCGGCTCCGATCCGGCGCCGTCCGGGGTGGCGAAGCCCGGCATCGACGACGTGCTGGTCACCCCGGTGCGCGACGGCGGACAGGACGACTGGACCCGCTTCCAGGGCGTCAGCGCCGCCATCGGCCACTACGTGCGGATGGCGCACGACGGCCGGATCAGCCGCGACGAGGCATGGGAGGCGATCTGCCAGTACAACGCCGCCATGCTGCGGCCCGCGTGGCCCTTGGAGCGGCTGGCCGCGGAAGCGCAGCGGCTGTGGCGGCTGCACGAGGAACGCAACGGCCCGGCCCTGGAGCTTGCCGGGCCCGTCGCTCCACCCTCGCTGCCCACCTTCTCGCTTGGCGAGCTGCTCGATGACGCGAGCGCGATGCCGGACGACCTGATCGCGCCGCGGCTGCTCACCCCCGGCGGCATGCTGGTGCTGGGCGGCGCGCCCAAGGTCGGCAAGAGCGACTTCGTCATCAGCCTGCTCGCCCACATGGCGGCCGGCGTGCCGTTCCTCGGTTTCGCGCCGCCGCGGCCGCTCGCCATCTTCTACCTGCAGGCGGAGGTGCAGTACCACTACCTGCGCGAGCGCATCCGGGCGATCCGCCTCGATCCGGCGGTCATCGCCGCGGCGCGCGACCGGCTCGTCGCCACGCCGAAGGTGCGGATGCTGCTCGATGCCGGCGGCGTCGCCGCGACGACCGCCGCCATCCGCGGCCGCTTCGCCGACGCGCCGCCCGACATCATCGTCATCGATCCGATCCGCAACCTGTTCGACGGCGGCGCCGAGGGCAAGGGCGAGAACGACAACGCCGCCATGTTGTTCTTCCTGCAGGAGCGGGTGGAGGCGTTGCGCGATGCGGTCTCGGCCGAGGCCGGGCTGATCCTCTGCCACCACACCCGCAAGATCACCAAGAAGCAGTTGGCCGAGGATCCGTTCCAGGCGCTGTCCGGCGCCGGCAGCCTGCGCGGTTTCTACACCGCCGGCATTCTCATGCACCGGCCGGACGAGGACCGGCCGGAACGGATGCTGCACTTCGAGCTGCGCAACGGCCCGGCGATCGAGCCGAAGCTCGTGGACAAGGTGGGTGGCCGCTGGATCGAGCTCGACCGCCGCGGCGAGCGGCTGGTGCGCAAGGCGCAGGGCGAGAGGTTCGACGCCGAACGCGTCCGCAAACACGACGTCATCCTGCAGATCCTGTTCGAAGAGGCGCGCCTGGGTCGGGTCTACACCACCTCGCAGTTCGCCGAGGCGTTCGAGAACAAGGCGGGGCTCGGCGGCAACGCCACCATCCGTGAGCGGCTCTCGGTGCTCGCCACCAAGGGCTGCGTCAAGTTTTTCCGCAATCACCAGGACTACGGGCTGCCGCCGGCCCCAGGGTCACGGTTCGGCTACCTGTGTGTCGAGGGCATGGGGCTGGGCGCGGCCGAACCGGACGTCGATCCCGACACCGGCGAAGTGATCGCTGCTGAGCCGCTGCCGGTGCTGCCGACCCACTACAAGTGCCCGCAGACCGGCGCCGTCATCCCCGTCGAGAACCCTGCCGTGTGGGTTTATCAGCATGACGAGGAATAAGCGCATGGCGCGAAGAGGTTGCCAGAAAAAGTTGGCAACCTCTCGAGGTTGCTGGCAACTGGCAACCTCTATTCAACGAAATCAACGACTTAGCGAGGTTGCCAGTTGCCAAGTTGGCAACCTTGGCAACCTCAAATTTATGAAGCGTTTTCAACGGCTTGGAGGACGACATGAGGTTGCTAAATGAACCTCCCTTTCAGGGGAGAGAGCGCATGCGCAAGCTTTGCGCTCTCTCCAGACCTGAGGGGGCGCGCGACGTGTTCGAACCACCGGGGCACTCGGCTCCTGGTAACAGCGGATGGCGGCGGCGTTCCTGGCAGTTCCCCGCCGCCATCCTCACCACGATGACCCTGAGATGAGGAGACATTCATGGCTACCCAGACTCTGATCCAACGAGACGCGGATGCAAGCGCTGCGGCACCGATGCCGATCGGGATGCTCGCCGGTGGCACACCGAAGGCGCCGGTGATCCTCGCCCTCGATCTGGGGCAACGCACCGGCTGGGCCGTTCGCAACCGCGACGGTGCCATCGCCAGCGGCACCCACGAGTTCCGCCCCGGCCGGTTCGAGGGCGGCGGGATGATCTGGCTGCGCTTCCGCGCCTGGCTGCAGGAGATCGACGAGACGTCCGGCGGCGTCGGCGTGGTGGTGTTCGAGGAGGTGCGTAGGCATCTCGGCACCAGCGCGGCGCACGCGTTTGGAGGCTACCTCGCACACCTCACCGCCTGGGCCGAGGCGAACAGGATCCCGTACCAGGGCGTGCCCGTCGGCACCATCAAGCGGCACATCGCCGGCAAGGGCAACGCCGACAAGGCGGCGGTGATCGCCGTGGTGAAGGCGCTGGGCTTCCAGCCGGCCGATGACAACGAGGCCGATGCGCTGGCGCTCTTGCACTGGGCGATCGCCTATGGCGTCGGGGCCGTCCGATGAACCGGAACCGGGCGATCGGCCTCGAGAAGCAGAACGGCTGGGACGTCGGGCGTGATCCGCGCGAGATGACACGGGCCGAACTGGAACTGCTGGGTCACGGCAAGAAACCGCTGCTGCGGGCGATGCGGCTTCGCTGTCTCGACTGCTGTGGCGAGCAGCCGAACGAAGTGCGGCTCTGCACGGCGGTGCAC